CCAGCTCCACCGAGGTCACCAAGACCCCCAGCCAAACCACCCTCTCCACCAGCACCTTCAGCAGCTTCACCACCTGCGGTTGCAGCTTCAAGCTTGGCACTAAACTTTTTATCAAAAAACATTTCTCTTTGGTTGCGGAGAAACTCATCTTCTGACATTCCAAGAAGGTTTTCTGAAATCCAACGTTTTGAAAAGTATCCCTCTGTTGCTGCTCCGGCAATATCAAACTTGGCCTTCCAATGTTCAATCTCCTGAAGTTCAGCAATTTTAGATGGATTGTTAAGATGTAATTTAAAAGATAAAAGATCATCATCACGATATCCTAAAGTGAACAGATGTATCATTCCTATCTTTTCTAATTCTGATATAACAACTCTTTGTAATCTTTGTATAGTTCTGGCAAATCGAATGTCTTTTTGTGCCAATGTTGTTTTATCTTCTGTTGCGCCCTCACCCATTGTAAGGTAAGATTGTGGAATCTTAAGAGCCGAAAACAGCTTGTCTCTAAGGTACTTTACATCATCAATTTGGCCGGTAAAGCTTCCACCGGCTAGATTTACAATATCAGTCGCAGTTGTTCCTCGAACAGGTATGTAGTAATCTTCTTCAATAGATAAAGGGTTGTATCGTAGATCAACTTTACCAGTTGTCGGGTCAACAACTTGGTGACGCTTCATCTGCGTCATGACCTTTTGCATATACTGCTCTACATCTTGAGGTGGTATGTTACCAACATCAATTTTAAATACACGGCGCTCTGGTGCTCTAACAATTCTATAAGCCATCATAGCGTCTTCTAGTAGGATCAGCTGTCGATAGATTCTTCTAGATGCTTCCAAAACAGATGTTCCATACGGAGAATGCTTATCGTTACCTAAGATGCGAAAGTGTGCAACCTGCCAGTTTTCTAAAGTAAGCCCAGCAGAATTCCACTGGAACTGAACGTAATTTGGATTTGTTTCATCCTCGCCTTCAAGTCTCTCAACCTCTCTAGATGGTAAACCGATTGCATTCCTAATACCTAATTCTTCGTCTATGTCCAAATATAAAAAGAAATCACCGTACTTACACATTGTCCTACAATATCCAAATAGATTGTGCTCTATATTCAACACATTATGATACAGAGAATGAAGGATGTGTTTAATCTCTTCATTTGCACACTTAATATTCAACATGGGTCGGAGTTCTGTATGGGTCGTCATTTCATCTGCATAAATATCCAAAGAAGACGCAATCTCAGGCACATACTCCATCTCGTCAAAATCAACATAACGTTCTGCACGGTTACGATTTGATATCATATTGAGTGTAATTGAATTAATTGAGTTATATTCTGCTTTCTTGAACTGTTTTCCCGAAGCAGATCTAAACTTAGTAGCATAGTTGTCAAGATGTCTTCTTCTTAACATACGACCAGACTGTGTTCTTCTTTGTGTAATCGGCCCAGAAAACAATCTTGTAAGAGATTTAAATAATTGTGATTCTGGATTATATGGTGATTTTTTATTTTTTGCCATTTGCAATCCTTGTTTCTAACATAAATAGTCTTTAATGTAGTGTAAAATTTGTTTTATTTACTAACCTTTAAATATCCATGGAAAATCTTTAGTTACATTTATTTCTTTTTCATATTTTTCTTCAAAGGTTTCCCTTCTTTGATATTCATTCATTCCTTTTATGGCTGTATTGATTGTCTTTGAGGCACAAAACATACCATCCAACATTGCTTTTTTGTATTCAACATCTCTTTCTGAGACCTCCAAGGCGGTGTCTCTAACCCAACAAGCAATAGCTAACGACATTATTAAGTCGTCGTGATAGCTTCTCATAGCCTGTGGCTTTCCATTGTTCCAAATAAAAGTTTTAAGCTCAGAAAAAAGTCTTTGTGATCTTGTTTTTATAATTTTATTTCTTATATACTCTTCCAGCTTTGCAACAATAAGCGGTCTTGTTTTTGAAGAAGTTGTAAAACCAATCACAGCGTTTGTGTTATACTCTCCACTCAAAGAATCAACATACTCGTGTGTGCCCTTAATGGAGTAATATAAGTTTGGATACTCAAGATCTCTTAATTTTTCACACACTGATATTCCGATGCCTATATTTTCTACCACTAAAAGACAATTACCATACTCTCTACCAGCATCATTCAAAATATTAGCATAGTGGTCAAGATTTGGTTTACCTTGATATTCAGCTACTACTTGCATAGTATCTGTTCTTAAAATGTGAAATACAGAGGAATCAGCACCATCTCCTCTCGCAACATCTGCTACAAGTAGATATGGTATTCCATCCTGATACTTCTCCCAAATCCAAAAGTTTCTGTCAAATCCAGTTCTATACTCTGGTTCGCTTATTTGAGTATGTATCCAAGCAATATCATCAGGATGAATTACTGTTTCACCAGACGTATTAAAATTACATTCAAGCTCTTGTGCAATTTGCCTTCTAGACATATTTTTAGTTTCTTTCTCAAACCATGCCTGATTTCTTTCTGGATGAACATCCCACGGTAAAGATACGGTGTGAAACTCATTCTCACCATTCTCTGCGTCTATGTAGGTTCTATGAAACCAGTTACCAACACCCATTGGTGTTGATAGTGCTATACAACGTCCACCTGTTGATAGTGTTGGATAAAGACCTGCCCAAAGTTCGTTCAAACCTTCAACGTGAGCAGCCTCATCAATAATAAGAAGAGATAGGGCTTCCGAACGACCGGCGTCTGCTGATGTTCCGACTGCTTTGATTGTGGAGCCGTTTGACAGTTCAAAAGAGTTTCTGTTGTCAATTGTAATTTTTGCAACCTGCATCCATGGCGGAAGGTTCTTCATAACCTGTTTTACTTTTTTAACTAAATTAGCCGCTGTTGTAAACTTGGTTGCCATTACGAGAATGTTCTTTTCTTTGTGGAACAGCATAAACCAAACGGCATAAGCAGCCGAAATCGTTGAGATCCCAAGCTGCCTTGCTTTTAATATGATATTGAAACGATAATCGTTAAAGTCCTTTATAAGATCGTCTTGATAAGGGTATGTATTAAAAGGAATAAGACCGCGAAGTGGGTGAGAGATCCGACAATAATTATTAATAAAATATACCGGATCTTTTCCTGACTTGACGATCTCTCTTACGATTTCTTGCTTTGATAATTTAAGAGACATGATCTCCTATTGTTTTTTACGGGTGTCGTTACTTGGGCGTTTATCAGAAAACTGATCCAAGAATTTCCTTGTTACCTCTCTACTTGCCTCAACTGCTGGGTCCATAATTGGGATGTCTTTAATTCCAGATATCTTATAGTGCTGATAAGCCTGCACAAACGAGCGAACTCGTGACGTTGATTGCACTAGAATTTCAACTTCCCCGTCAGCTTTTAACGTAACAGAGTTACCGGTTATTGCTCTATATTCTTTTTGCAAGAACTTCTTTACTTCGTTTAGTCTTCTTGCAATCTCAGATTCAAAATCATTTGCATATACTTCACGTAAGCGAATGTCTGATTGATAATTAATACATATTTTATTTCCGTAGAATTTAACAGAAAAGCCATCCATCACACGAGAATCTAGAATTGGATGACCAACCTCTCTTTGTAAGCCAACCTCTCTAGCTCTGCCGTCCGCTGTGTATGCTTCTATATGTTGTCCATCATATGAATTAGCCGCCGCTTGAGAAAGGCCTTGAATTATTGCTAGTGTTTCTTTACTCATTTTAGGGTCCCCATCCTTTATTTATTTTCTTACAACAGCCATGGTAAGTTTTTTCACGTCTACGCCTGGGATGCTCAAACCAATAGCACTTGCAGAATCTCTTCCTATAGGTGTAGCAACCATAGATACTAGTTTATTATAGAACTTTGGATTCATTATATCTTTTTGCATTAATTTTGGCTGGCCGTCATCGCTGACATTGTGCAACTCAAAATCTCCATTAGCATTCAAAACTATAGTGGGATGATCAGATTTGCTCAGTTGTTCGTTAATAACAGAATTAATCTCTTCTTTTATTATTTGTCTTAGTTGTTCGCTTGATATTTTCATTTTAGGGTCTCCATCCTTTTAGCCATCGTTGTTCTCGACCCTCGACCCATTGTATATAACATTTTTCGCAACAATCAAATTTTGACATATAAACGTCATCATTAGACTTAAACGAGTATGTTGAACAAACCGGACAAGATCTTGACGATTCTCTATTAAGTAGTTTTTTGTTTATAAAAACGCCACCTATTTCCTCTTCTTCAGATTCTAATTGATCTCTTTGTTTGTATAGATCTTTTAATTGAGAAATATATTCTCGCTCTTTGTCATCAGTCCAGTTGGCTTTTGGGTGTTGTACGGTTTCTTCTCCGTACTTTTTTGCTATTGCTTGTTCTACTTTTACAACGTAGTTAGGATCTTTGTTACTCACCCATACCTCCAGAGTTTTTTCTTTGCCATTCGGCTGATTCTTTGTTTGATTTGATTGGGCCACCTTTTGCCCAAGTGTGACATGCACGAGCTGAATGGCATTTGAAGTGATGCATCCAACAATAGCCAAGCTCTCCATCATCGTCAAACGTATCGCCAGGCATACACTCTTTCATACGAGGGGAGATGTCGAATGCAACGCAATTACCACAAAGAGATTTTCTTGCGGCTTCTTCTGTGGTCTTCCAATACTTTGCGATCTTCTCCCAATAGTCCGCCGGCTCGTCAACGTTAAGAGGTCCGTAGTTGTACTTCTTTATTGTTGCGTCTCGGTTCTTTGTGTTGAGAGCGAGGTCTTGAGTTGCTGGTGGGCAGACCAATTTTTTTATACCTTTTATTATTTTTACTAACATATTATATTACCTAAGTTCATTAATTGTAAAACTCTATATTTTCGGGCACCTCTCCCGCACCCCCAAAGTCTTCTTCGTGAAAGCGTTGCTCGTCGACACTACTGGCTCGGCTAACTTTTAGTTTCGAGGTGAATTTTGCAAGCATAAACAACATTTGTACTCGCTCGTTCGATTGATCTGCGAAAGTGGTCATGACACCCCCTAGATCTTCGTCTTCTTCACGTTCATGTTCTGGTGGGTTAAACATTTTAAATATAGCTTCAAGATCTTGGTGGGTTAAGTATGTTTCCCTCGGATTAAAACCCACCAGCTCACTTCGATCAATAAGAACAAGCTTCTCTCTCTTAAGAAAATTAATTACACCTTCGGCTCCTGTATTCTTAAACACTAGTGAAAGTATTTTTGTTTCAACCTCGTCGAGTCGGACACCCAACCGTTTAAGATTGTCGATAAAATCATAAAGGCCCTCGTGTTTAAATTTGATAAAAATTTTACGAATTATTTTATCTTCATCACGGGTGCGT